GCGTAGAACGCATGATATTCACATTCACCATCTGATCTTCGTACGGTTCTTGCGTATTCATGTTCTCGTACTTCGAGATCGCTTCTTCGATGGCATCTGAATCCCAACCAGTATTTCTCAGTTGGGTAGGTGTCATGTACGTGATGGTCGTCACAAAACGACTATCTTGAATCTTCTCTACTGTCGGATCGAGAATGAGACGGCGAAGGTCTACTACATTCGCACCATCCGTTGTCTTTTCGAGTACCACTGAACCATATCGTGGGGCTTCCTCTGCGAGTTTATTCAAAACGATGCCAAACTTGTGTCCTTTGAGCCATTGTCTAAGTTCCTTCTCAAGCAGCCACGTAGAAAACTCTGATTCGGGATTCATTGGCCACAGACGAATATCCTTTGTGTCGATGTTGAGCATGCGCATCGCGACTTCGCACGGTGGCAGTACGATGTTGTAGAAAATCTTGTCGTATCCTGCGAATAGGGCCGTATTGAGATTCAAGTCTGATGCGTTATCGGTTGTTGATGCTGTCGAATATACCCCACCATCGCCTAAATACTTTGAATTAAGATACAAATGCGCTCGCTTGATTGTGTAGTATTGGTTGAATGGATAGCCGGGCACAATGGAAATCCAATTGAACATGAAGTCCCACTGCTCTTTGCGGATTTGAGCAAAGATACTATCAGCGACGCCAGAGGTCGGGTTGATGTCAGCATTCTGGTAAGTTGTTGCGGTCATATTCAATTCGAAAGTGCACGCTCAACGGGCCACTTGTAACAATAGATTCGCATGGCAAGAGTACTTCGTTTAATCCCCAACTCTTCAGCCCATTCAACTAAGAGTTTCCCTTTAAATCTGCGGTTATTTCTACGATTACGTTGCTGTTCACCACGAGAAACCCAACGACAATTTTCTTTGCAATAATTTCCGTCTACGTCAATCCTATCTAAGGTGAGCCCGCTTGAGTATGAAGGTTGCATATCCTCCAAAAATCCTCTGAGCTTTAGCCATTTATCGCAAACAGCGATACCACGCCCACCGTAGTTATGAAATTCTTTGACTTTTGGATTTGAACAACGAGCTTTCATCGCCCTCCACACACAAGTCAGTCTTATTCGCTTTTTTGTTTGGATACTAGCCATGCTAAAAATCTAGCACCTTCAGTTCATGAGATACTCATTTCGCACACTAACTCTTGTATTGTGGCTTGACTACACGATAGTTCGGGAATCTTTATTACCCTTGAAGAGCATGTTCTTGGTTAGTTCCTTGATGAGTGGTTGTTCGTGAATGCCGAAATACTGACTATCGACGACTCTTTGACCCAACCTGATAATATGATTTGCCTTTGAATAGAAGTACGACCGCTGAATCCACAATGTTACCTTATGCGGTTTGATACGTTTACCTGTTTTGTATTGAAAATATCCGCACAGGCCATCGAGATCGTATTCATAGAACAAATGGCGCTTCCACATCTCATGCCATATCTTGGGACTGACTTGGTATTCTTTGGCAAAACGTACTGCAGGGTCAACGGTGAAGAGCTTACTTTCTTTGAGTTTTACTAACATGGCTTTTAAGATGTTTTAGTAGCTCTTTGTGGTGCTTGTGCGTTACTTTCTGTTGGTGCGCCAGGATTGGGAGCGCGATGAGCTGGATGACCGTCTGAGAAATATACGAACACCACACAATGATGTCGTGCGCATCTATAACCGGCTTGAGTTCAATGAGATCGAGCAGTACGCAGAAGTAGAAAAACCAAATGGAACTGAGGCCTGCACTTAATTTCTCAGCAATCCATTCGTTAAACATGTTCACTTGAATGTTTGGCGATGTTGCCGATTACTCTGCACTCTGCTGATAAATGATAGGTCTGGTTTTACACGCTCTCGCACACCCCAGACTGATAACGCAAGACTCATAACACGATCATCGTGCATGCCTTCGGGCACACCTACTTTGATCTTGCCGCGATCGGACATGCTATATCTAAATGCTTCCAGTTCATTGATAAGGCCCTCATCATCGGGAATCTTTATTTTGTCTTGTTCTAAAAGGATAGCGAGATTATCAAGCAATTGCTGGCGGCTTGTTTCAGTGAATTTAAATCCTTTCTCGTCTTCACCGCCGATCCTAAGTCCTCGCGCTTTTAGATCTTCAACAACCGGATCACCAATGCCTGTTGAGTCAGGCCAAATGAGTGCAGTCTCGCCGGTATCAATCGCATGATGTCTACGCGCCGCTGCTTCTATCCTAGCCTTTTGTAGATTCCAATCAACCTGGTTAAAGCGTTCTTGTGGATATGCGACAAAGAAATTGAGATTGAACGGCGTAATAACCGTCCAGTCTTGGTATTTTGCCAAATCAACGCCTAATTGGAAATCACCCTCATCTGCCAAAAGTGTTGTGAGTGGGTATGTATTCTGCTTTATTCTGCGGAAGAATTGGCCGGCGCCTTCTACGAACTCACATTCGTATTCTTGGGCGTAAAGCGATTGCGGCGTGTTCTTTTTGATCTCGTCTAATTCCTCCTGGTTAAATACACTGGTATCTTTGACCGTCTTTACTGACCAGAACCACAGAGGATTCTCTTTCGCTAACTGGAGTAGCTTCCATGAGTGGTTTTTACCTTTTGGCGTGAAAACAAATGTGGCAGTGCCGCCATTTTCCATAAGAACAGGCTGAAAGATAGCCGTCCATATTTCTTCGGGTTCTTCACTAAACTCATCAAATACAACATCGAATGGATTGGTGCCTCGATGTTTGTCGTAGTCTTCTGCACCTATAAAACGCTGAATGACGCCATTTTTGTAGTAAATAGCTAACTCAGTGTCATTTTTCTTATCTACTATCTCAGGTGGTACATGATCGTTAATGAGAGTATCCCAAATAACTTGTTTCGCTTGTCGGTATGTGGGTAATACGTAGTAACAAACACCTTTTTGCTTACGCGCCATTATTCGCATTATTTGGCGATTTAAAGCACTCCTGCTCTTTTTAGCTCTTCGGTGCCACACGAGAACGCTAAATCGCTTCTTGGTGGCTAAATATTCGATCACGTAGCCGTCCTTAGCTTTATTCAGCTTCAGGTTGAACGGAATTGTTATCATCGAAAGAAATCATTTGCACTTGAATTGGTTGACCATCACCGCCATTGTGCTCATTGATACGCGGCATAACTGTCGGAGCAAGTTTCAAAAGCATTTCTTGTTTGAATTTGCCGAATCTTTTAGCCTTTGATGATTCTTTGAGAACTTCAAGAATATCTGTGAGCGCAGCCATTCTCACATCTTTGACTAATTCAGGGTCGTATGTGAACTTTCTTGCCATTTTGAATGAATTTGACACTACTGCACAGTTATTGTCGTAGTTGTGGAGAGATTTCCACTTGTGAATGTGATGGATGTATCTCCTGATGTCTGGGGCGCGAATGAGAACGTGTGGTAGTAATCAATGCTTTGAGGAGTTTCTTTTGTATCGATTTTGGCGTTTTCTGTTTGACCATTTACCGTCATTGATACGGGAGCTTGGTTTACTGTGTTGCCATTTTCATCGAGGACGCGAACTTTGAGATAGAACTGTTTGTAGGGCATCTGATCTGTTGCCGGGCCTTGTTGTCCTTCATTTTCTACCGTGATTGCTGATTTGTCGGTTGGCATAGGTTGAGATTCTTGTGTTGTTTGTAGTGTACCACCGAAAAGAGGAGTTGTCTGTGTTGATTGTATGGGTGTGGATTGCTGTTGTGCTTCTATTTGTGCGATTTCTTGCTCTAGGACAGCGAGGAGTTGGTACAATTGCTGAATGAGTGCGGTATTATCCGTTGTTTGGGCAAAAGTGAGCCCTGGGATGAGGATACTGCCGATAATGACCCCTGTGATTGCTTTATTCATAGATAAACATTAGTTTTTAATGGGTTTTATGTCAATAGAGGTTGATTTGAGTTCTTGGAGGAGGTTGGTGAGGTATTCACGGCTTAATTTTAGGGACGCGTCGCGGAGTTTCTCGACAGCGAGGACACGCGCCTCTCCGATTTCGTTGATTAGGTTCTGGCGAAAAGTTATCGGGTCACCTCGTTTCCAAAGATTACACATCATGCATTGAATCCTTGCGTTGTCGAAGTTCCATCTGGCGGCTTTATAATATCGGCTCAAATAATGACCACAATGCATCTTTTTCCAATGATTAGGGTGGTTACAGGTAAAACAATATCGTATCCCTGACTCTTTATTACCGAAACCATTTTGCCGTACCTGAATACTGAACTCCTTATCACAAGCTTTTATGAGCTTTGATATGGATGGTAATTTCGACTTCTTAGTCATTTTTTTACCCCGAACAGCCCTCTTTATGGGTCGAGGCTTTTTCATTAACTTACGATGAATTCTACTTTTGAGCATGGCTTAGTAACGTAACTTGAGTGTTTCATAGTGCTTTGTTAGGCAAATACTTCATCCATGGGGAGGTTTGCATCGAAACGGTTGCAGAGTTGTTGAGCGTGCGCCAGGTTCTCTTGGCTGGGATATTGACTCTGCTGTGAAGCGAGTGGCTTTTGGGCGAGCCGATACCACGTATGGTTCTTGCGGAGTTGCCTTTCGAGTATCCCATCTTCGGCGAGTTCTTGTAACCTGCGCACTGCGCTCCGTGGGGTGTGTTTGGTGTACTGCACGGTGAGTTTTTGCAATGTCCCACTACTTACCCACCCATGATTATTAGTGAGGTATCGCACTAATCGTTCTTTGAGTCCGAGTTCTTTTTTACTCATAAAATTAATGGAAACTAAGGTTTAAGTATAAATAATGATTTGGTCTTACAACGGGGGCACATCTTATCCATTTCACTTTCTGCCTCAGATTTAGTTTTTCCTTTTTCTATATCAAGGCGTAAATATCCATATAAACAGTTATGACATAG